TGCTGATGAGTGCCGGAGTTCTGGGAATTGAGCCGAACCCGGATGCGTGCGGCGGGAAGCTCATTAGTTGGGCGAAAGCTATTGGGATCGAGGTCGGCGTTGAGGGCATAAAAGGGCTTCCGGGTGCGCTGGGGGTTGATCCACGGGGCGAGAGAGGAACATGACGGCTGAACGGAGCGCCGGACGACCGGCGCTGCTTTGAACCGGAAGAAAAAGGGTGAAAGGGTGAGCGGGGATGCGCAGAGTGAAGCAGAGGATCTTCTGCGGCGCGGTTTGCGAGCAGATCATATACAACATCGGAGACAGCGCGGACATCAGGACGGCGAAGCCGAGAAAGCCGCGATTTGAAAACGAAGAAGACCGGGCTGCGCACCGCGAGGCGATCAGCAGGAAGAAAAATGAGCGGCTGATCAATGCGAACTTCTCGCCCGCCTCGCTTTATTCGACGCTGACCTTTGATCTGGACAGCGAAGTACATACCGTTGCGGAGTGCAAGCGGGAACGGGACAATTTTTACCGCCGCATACTATATAAATATCCGGCGGCGAAGGTCTATCTGGTGTACGGCAAGGGCAAGCACACGGGGCGCTTCCACCTGCACATGATCTCGGACGGCGTGCCGGAGGAAGAAATTGGGAAGCTCTGGGGACGCGGCAGCGTGATCGACGTGAAGCCGCTGCGCAAGCACAACTATTATAAAAATGAGAGAGGGCAGCTCGTCGACCACGGGCAGGACTATACGGCGCTGGCAAATTATCTCTTTGACCACTGGCGGGAGGAGTTCGGCGGGCACCGCTGGAAGGCAAGCCGGACGTGCCGGATGCCGGAGGCGGAGATGCCGACGGAGGCCGTGCGCGAGTACAGCCCGAAGCGGCCGCCGGTGGCGCCACGCGGATATGTGCTGGCGGAGTGCCGGGCGACGAAGTACGGATATCAATATTATAAATATGTATGTGTGCCGGAAAAGGAGCAGGAACGCAAGCGGACGAGACGCCGCTTAGATTGAGCCTTGTAAATGTGTAAAGTTTTACGACGAAGGAGGAAGAGCATGAGCGACTACTGGCACAGGGCGTACATCTGCCCATTTTGGGCGGCAGCTGGCAAAAAGACGATCAAGTGCGAAGACGGCTGCATGCTCTGCTTCCGGGAGAGCTGCGACACAGCAGAGTACATCAGCCGGTATTGCGCAAGCTATGATTACCGGAAGTGCAGCGTCGCGGCGGCAAAGCTGCGATATTTCGACCGGCAGGCATAAAGATATTGGCACAGAGGAAGCGCGCGGGGGTGGCCCGGGCGCTCTTTTGGCGTGGGGTGAAAAGCCGAAAAGCATGGTTTATGCTTAAAAGCGAAGGGAGGGGACGCCGGATGGGACGGAAACCGACATTCACATCGGCAGAGGAAATGCAGGAGAAGATCGACGCCTATTTTGCAAGCTGCGAGCCGGAGCTGCTGCGAGATGGAGATGGAACGCCGATGCTGAACAAGAACGGCGAGCCGGTATACGTCGGCGGAAGGCCGATGACCATTCAGGGACTTGCGCTGGCGCTCGGGTTTACCTCGCGGCAGAGCTTACTCAACTACAAGGCAAAGCGCGAATTTGTGGACACGGTGACGCGCGCGCGCCTGCGCGTGGAACAATACGCAGCCGAACGGCTCTTTGACCGGGATGCACAGCGCGGCGCACAGTTCACATTGGCCTATGGCTTCGGATATGCGAAGGAAACTGACGAGAAGAAAGACGAAGGCGGCGTGCGGCTGGTGTTGGAGCGGGACGCAGAGGAAGGCAGCGAATGAAGACGCTGAACATTGGGAAGGCGCAGCCGAAGCAATGGCAGTTCCTGACGGATAAGCACCGGCACATTGCATACGGCGGAGCACGCGGCGGCGGGAAGAGCTGGGCCGTGCGGGCAAAGGCAAAGATGCTGGCCCATCGCTACAGGGGGATCAAGATTCTCATTGTGCGCCGAACCTACAAGGAACTGCTGAATAACCACATCGAGATCCTTCGGGCAGAGCTGGAAGGATTTGCAAAGTATAACCAGTCGGAAAAGGTATTCCGCTTTCCGAATGGTAGCAGCATTGCATTTGGCTATTGCAAAAGCGACGCGGATCTTGGCCAGTATCAGGGTGCAGAATACGACGTGGTTTTCCTCGACGAAGCGGCGCAGCTCCGCGAGGAATGGATCAAGAAGATCAATGCCTGCGTACGCGGCGCGAACAGTTTCCCAAAGCGGACATATTACACGCTGAACCCAGGTGGGCCGAGCCATGGATATTTCAAGCGGCTGTTTGTCGATCGCATTTTCAATCCGGACGAGTATCCGGAGGATTATTCCTTCATCCAGGCGAAGGTCACGGACAACAAGGCGCTGCTGCGGGAGCAGCCGGACTACATCCGAAGTTTGGAGAATCTGCCACCGAAGCTGCGGGCAGCGTGGCTCGACGGGCGATGGGATGTCTACGAGGGACAGTTCTTCGAGGATTTCGTCAACAACCCGGACGGATACCAGACGCGGCAGGGAACGCACGTCATCGATCCGTTCGAGATTCCGAGCGGGTGGACGATCTGCCGTAGCTACGACTTCGGCTATGGGAAACCATTCTCCTGCGCATGGTGGGCGGTAGACTACGACGGCGTGATCTACCGCATTTTGGAGCTGTACGGCTGCACGCAGACACCGAACGAGGGCGTGAAGTGGACGCCGGACAAGCAGTTTGCGGAGATCGCGAAGATCGAGCGGCAGCACCCATGGCTCAAGGGAAAGGACATCACAGGCATTGCAGACCCGGCAATCTGGGACGCGAGCCGAGGCGAGAGCATCGAGCAGACAGCGGCACGGTACGGCGTGTATTTCACAAAGGGCGACAACGAGCGCATCGCGGGATGGATGCAATGCCACTACCGGCTGCAATTCGACGAGAACGGCTATCCACGGATGTACGTCTTCCGCAACTGCGAGGCGTTTATACGCACGATTCCGATTCTGGTATACGACGAGCACAAGGTTGAAGATCTTGACACAAGCATGGAGGATCATGTGGCGGACGAATGGCGGTACTTCTGCATGAGCAGGCCGATTCGCCCGATGCAGACGGCTCCGGCGCTGCCGATTTGGGCTGATCCGCTGAACCAGATGAAAAAACAATGAAAAATATGCACAGAAAAGCGAATGAATATGCGAGAAGGCACAAAAATTCCCGGGGAAAAGACCGGAGAATGGGCGCATAACGGTGGATACATGAATGAAAGGGGTGGGGCCGATGCTGATGCCAGCATTGACAGATACCGAGAAAAGCTCGGTAACAACCGAAGCCTTCGGAGGGTACAACCACAATCTCGAAATCGGAGATGGGGAGTTCTTCGACATGAAGAACCTGACGGCGGACAACTATCCACTGCTCAGCCAGAGGCCGAAGCGGAGCTTTGACCGGCAGCTGAACAGCCCGCAGGCGCTTATCTCGCGGGATGCGCTTTGCTGGATTGACAACCAACAGCTCTACATCTCCGGCTATTCGATGGCAGAGTATATGACGGCCGTACAGATCACGAGCGGGAAGAAGCAGATCGTGTCGATGGGCGCGTATCTCTGCATCTTCCCAGACGGCATTTACTTCAACACGGAAAAGTATTCGGACAACGGCTACATGGGGCACGCAAACAGCGTGGCGCTTGGCGCGAGCCGGAAGCTCGGCATTTCGCTCTGCACGGTGGACGGCACGGCAATCACGGTGAGCTATACGCAGAGCAATCAGCCGGAGAACGCGACAAACGGCCAATACTGGATCGACACGAGCGGGAGCGTGCACACGCTCAAGCAGTACGCGGCGACAACCTCGCAATGGGTATCAATACCGACGGTCTATCTCAAGCTCGCGGCGGACGGCATCGGACAGGGATTTTCCAAGTACGATGGAATCCAGCTGAGCGGGCTGACCGGAAGTGAGCAGGTGAAAGCGCTCAACGGCTCGCACATTCTCTACGACGTGGCGGAAAGCTACATCGTAATCGTGGGCCTTGTCGACCAGACAACGGAGCTGACGAGCGGGACGGTAAAGACCGAGCGGCGCGTGCCGGAGATGGACTATGTGACCGAGAGCGGAAACCGGCTCTGGGGCTGCAAGTATGGCGTGGTGGACGGCGAGACCGTGAACGAGCTTTATTGCTGCAAGCTCGGGGACTTCAAGAACTGGGAGTGCTACGAGGGCGTGGCGACGGACAGCTGGCGCGCGAGCTGCGGCACGGATGGGAGATGGACGGGCGCGGCGACGCTGGCCGACAGCCCGATCTTCTTCAAGGAGGACTGCTTCCACCGGGTATACCAATCTGCACAGGGCGCACATCAGGTCGTCGTGCAGAAATGTGAGGGCGTGCAGCGCGGATCGGAAAAGAGCATTGCTGTGGTAGATGACCGGCTCTATTACAAGTCGCGCATGGGCGTCTGCGTCTACACGGGCGGGATGCCGGAGAACATCGGCAGCGCGTTCGGGAACACACTCTACTATGAGGCCGTGGCCGGAGGGATGCGCGGGAAGTATTACATCTCGATGCGGGATGAAGAAAACGTCTGGGCGCTCTTCTGCTACGACACGCGGCGCGGGATCTGGCACAAGGAGGACGGCCTGCACGCGGCAGAGTTTGCCCGCGTGGACGATGAGCTTTACTGCCTGGACAGCGAGAAGCACGTAGACTGTCTGTATGGGTCGGCAGGACAGCCGGAAGGGGCCGTCGAGTGGATGGCGGAAACAGGAATGATGACCTATGGACTTGCCGGGAAGAAGTACATCACGCGGCTGGATCTGCGGATGCAGCTGCCGAAGGGAAGCAGCATGGATTTCTGGATTCAGTACGATTCGGACGGACAGTGGCGGCACAGCGGACATCTGGACGGGAAAGGACTGCGGACGTTCCTGCTGCCGATTCGACCTTGCCGGTGCGACCATCTGCAATTCCGCATGACGGGCAAGGGCGAGATCAAGCTATACGGCCTGACGCGCGTGCTGGAAGCGGGGAGCGACGCATGAGAAAGGAGGTGCGACGATGGGCAGCATGACATTGGCGTACCCATCCATTGCCGGAAAGACGAGCGGGGAGCAGCTGGAATCCATGCGGCGCTACCTCTGCACGCTGACGGATCAGCTCAACCTCGCGGACTGGTCGGCGAGCGCGACGCTGCGGGAGATTTCGCAGGCCATTGACGCGGACGGAATGACGGACGCGGAGCGGAAGACGCAGCTAGGGAACTTCGGACAGCTCAAGGCGCTGATTATCAAGACGGCGGACTACGCCGCCGCGAACAGCGAGAGATTCAAGACACAGCTCTCGGGCAATTATGTCGCGGTATCGGACTTCGGGAAGTATTGGCAGAAGGCTACGATGACCGTGGACGGAAACGAATTCGGCATCCGGCAGCTTTACGACTACGCGGCGGGCATCAACAACGACTTCGCGGTAAACTCGCAGCAGTACGTGAAAACCGGACTGCTCTACTACAACGGCGCGGTGCCGGTCTACGGCGTGGGCGTCGGCAACATCGAGACCACGGTGACAAAAGACGGCGAGACCGTGGTAGACCAGACGAAAAATGAGCTGGTGACCGTGACGCCGGGGCGCGTGTCCTTCTGGCAGGGCGGCGACGAGATCGCATATCTGTCGGCCAAGAAGCTGCACTTCCCGTCCGGAACGCTGGAAGCGACGAACGCGAAACTATCCGGCACGCTGACAGCGGCGAGCGGATCGGTGATTGGCCCATGGACGGTGGCAGAGGACAGTATCTACCGGACGAACAAGAAGTGGGGCGCGTCGGACGGATTGTATTTCGGCACCAGCGGACTGAGCCTTGGAAGCGGCTTCAAGGTGGACGCGAGCGGCGCGATGACAGCGAAGGGCGCGACGATCTCCGGCACGATCAACGCGACGGACTTGCAGCTCGGCGGCGTGAGCGTTCAGACAAAGCTACAAGCAATCATGGCGCAGATCGACGCGATTACAGACAGCATGGGCAATGTTACCGGTCTGACGGTTGGCGGGACGAACATGAAAGGCGGAGAGATGTATCTGGATGGCGCGGGCGGGCTGCAATTTACGCCGTCGAGTTCGGCCCCAGAGGGATACGCGACGGATCTGAGCGGCGCGGCGGTGCGCATCAGGTCGACAAGCGGCGATATCTTCATCCAGAACGCCGGAAAGACGGCAAGCATCCAGCTCCGGGCAGATGGGACGATAAAGTTTGTATCGAGCGGCGTAGTCGGCGTTGTGCCGGTATTCGGGTGATCGCCTATGCCGACTGCATCGATTTCGGGAACCGTATTAAACGTGACGGGGCTGACCGTCGGGCAGCAGTACGCGATGATGCTCTACTGCCTCTATCCGGGAAGCACGAGCTACACCGCACTCGTGCGCCAGCCGGAAAGCGGGACACGCGAGGCCGCGACGACAATGTGGTCGTTTAACATCAGCAGCTATGTGGGGAACGCGGGCACGTATCAATTTTACGTCCACATCTACGCACCGGGGCAGACGCCGCAGAACAGCGACACGAATGTGGTGTCCTACACGACGCAGGCGCAGACCGTGAAGGTGCTGATCCGGAACTACCTGGACGGGAGCACGGCGCTGACAAGCGGCTCCTACACGGGATATCCGAGCGGCATTTTCTACATCACATACGCCGGAACGCAGTACCAGACGTATTCAGAACTCTATGATTTTCAGTATTTCCGGCTGTCCTCGGACAACTACCAGTACACATACTCGGCTGGGACCGGGATCACGATCTCGGAAGGCTTGGAAGTACATGCCTACTACAAGAGCCGGATCACGCCGGTTGCGCCGACGATCACGAACGTCGCCACAACAAAGAACAGCGCGACGGTCTACTGGGCCTCGAATGGAGGCGACGGGAGCACAGGGTATTGGACGCTGTTTTACCGGACGGCGACGGGGGCCTATGCGTCCTACGGAAATATTAGTTCGTCGCCGGTAACAATATCCGGATTGACGCCGGGGACGACGTATTACTTCAAAGTCCGGCACACGGTAAACGGCTCGTATCTGGACAGCGCGGACGCTTCGGCCACGACGCAGGCGCTGATCGCAAGCTTTGCATGGACAAGCAACGATGCGGCGAACATTGCGGCGGGCAGCCTGATTTCGACGATCACGGCGGCGGCATGGAACACGCTGCGGCAGCGGGTGGCCGACTGCGGCGGCACGGCGGCGTCGGTGCCGACGGCTACGGCGGGCGCGGCATTGAGCACGAACCACTTCAATCAGATGCGGGCGGCGATTGCGGCGCTGAGCGGCGCGGGAACCGTGACACCGGCAGTCGTAGTGAGCGAACTACCGGCATATCGCGCGGCGCAGTTTGCCAACGACAATGCTGCGCTGAAGGAAGCTATCAACAGAGCTATTACGGCCAAAAATGCGTCATAGGGAGGAAATGACAATGATTTTGAAACTTGATGAAAAGCAGATCCCGATCACGAATTTTTACGAAACACTGGTCGAGCGGGCACAGATGACCGCAACAAACAACTTCGAGGTCGGAGATGGGGCGCAGTTCCCAGATCTGACGGGCGTGGAGGGCATGAGCTTTGCAAGCTGCAAAGTGATTGACGGACAGCAGGAGATTCCGCTGATCGGGACATACCGCAAGGCGGAGAGCGTGAACGCGTCCTACGATGCCAGGTCGAAGGTCTACATGGTGAACATCGTATTGACAGGAGGGGACGCGGAATGAAATTCGGGACAGAGGTGCGGGCGCTTCGGGAGAAGATGATTGCGGAGATCAACGCGGCAAAGCTGCCGCCGGTGGTCGTGGAGCTGATTCTGCAAAATCTATTGGCCGAGGCACACGCGCTGGCGGAGATGCAGATCAAAGCGGAAGCCGCGCAGGAGACGGAGGAAGCGACAGATGGAAAATGAGATGATGGAACAGAGCACGCCAGTGCTGACGCAGCCGATTGGCGAAGCGCAGGTGCGGCAGGCGTTCGCCACGCTGCAAAAATACAAGGCGGGCAAGGCAAACCTTGAAGCGCGCGTGACGGCGAGCGAAAACTGGTGGCGGCTCAAGAGCTGGCGGCAGATTCAAAAAGGGAATCCGATGGACGATAAGTGGGCGAGCGCATGGCTCTTTAACGTCATCATGGGAAAGCACGCGGACGCGATTGCGGCATACCCCGCGCCCGCCGTCCGGCCCAGGGAGCCGGATGACCGGGGAGAAGCAAAGCGGCTCTCGTCCATCCTGCCGGTGATCCTAGAACAGAACGATTTCGAGGAAGTCTACTCGGACAGCCAGTGGACGAAGCTGAAGCAGGGGACGCTCGTTTGGCATGTGAGCTGGGACAGCTCCAAGCTGAACGGGATCGGCGACATCGCCGTGAACGCGGTAGACATTCTGAGCTTTTTCTGGGAGCCGGGAATCACAGACATTCAGAAATCGAAAAACGTCTTTGTGACGGAATTGGTCGACAACGACATCCTGACGGCCAAGTACCCGGAGTTGGAAGGGAAGCTGAAATCGACCGGCAACATCATGCAGCAGTACAACACAGACGACACCGTGCCGACGGACAACAAAAGCATGGTGGTGGACTGGTATTACAAGAAGTGGCGGGGCGGAAAGAGTGTGCTGCATTTCTGCAAATTCGTCGGAGACAATGTGCTGCTGGCGACCGAGAACGACGGCGAGCAGAAATATAGCACGCAGCAGATGCCGGACGGCTCGGTTGTGCAGACGCCGGTCGGAAGCCCCATGGCGGAGACGGGCCTTTACGACGACGGGGATTATCCGTTTGTGGTGGATGCGCTGTTCCCGGTGGAGGGCAGCATTGCAGGCTACGGATACATCGACATCGGCAAGAGCGCACAGGAGCAGATCGACCGGATGAATCAGGCGATTATCAAAAACGCCATCATGGCGGCGTCGCCCCGGTGGTTTCGGCGCAGCGACGGCGCGGTAAACGAGGAAGAATTTGCGGACTGGACGAAGCCTTTTGTGCACGTGGACGGCAATCTCAGTCAGGACTCGCTGATGCAGATTCAGGTAAACCCGCTGAGCGCGAACTACATCACAATTTTGCAGAACAAGATCGAGGAACTGAAATGGACGACCGGCAACACGGACGTCAACAACGGCGCGACAAGCTCCGGTGTGACGGCGGCCTCCGCGATTGCGGCGCTGCAGGAAGCATCGGGCCGGTCGAGCAAGGACAGCACGAAGTCGGCATACCGGGCATATGCGCGGCTCATCCGCATGGTGATTGAGCGAATTCGGCAATTCTACGATCTGCCGCGTCAATTCCGCATTGTGGGGCAGCGCGGCGCGGAAGAATTCGTGCAGTATTCCAACCAAGGGTTGCAGATGCAGCCGCTCTATGGCAAGGACGGGCGGCCGGACGGGATGCGGAAGCCGGTATTTGATATTGAGGTTTCGGCACAGAAGGCGAGCGAATATACGGCGATGGCGCAGAACGAGCTGGCGCTGCAATTCTTCCAGCTGGGCTTCTTCCAACCGCAAATGGTGGATCAGGCGCTCGCGACGCTGGACATGATGGACTTCGACGGGAAAGACAGCATCGTGCAGAAGATTCAGGAGAACGCCGACCTTGCGGAGCGCCTGGCACAGTGGCAGCAGATGGCGCTTGCCGTGGCAGATCGATATGATCCTTCGCTTGGGCAGGCGCTGGCCGAACAGGTATTGATGGAGGGCGGACAGGCCGTGCAGGCTCCGCAGGATGAAAAGCTGGCAGAGATCAACACCGGCGAGCAGCAGGAGCCGACAAAGGTACAGAACGCGAGGGAGCAGGCGCAGAAGGCCACGCAGCCGGAATAAAAAACCGATCTGCAAACACTTCAATGGTTTGCAGATCGTTTCTTCCGGCGTGGGGTGAAATCACAAAAAACGCATGGTAGACTGAAATTAGAAAGTCAGAAAGGACTTGCTTTATGGATGAATTTATGGCAGGAGCGCCTCAGACGGGCGCGGCTGACGTCGCCGGTCAGCAGATGAGCGGGCAGGCAGCTCCGGCACAGGCGCAAGTGCCGCAGCAGCAGGCAAACGTCCCGGACGCTCAGGGACAGCAGGAGGAGACCTTTGAGAGCTTGATCGCGGGAAAGTACAAGCAGCAGTACGACAGCGCAGTCGGTGCGGCGGTGCAGAAGGCCGTGAGACAGCGGCTCAAAGGGCAGGGGGCGATGAAGGCGCAGATCGAAGCGATGGCCCCGGTGGTCGACCGGCTGGGCGTGCTCTATGGAATTGACACGTCTGACCCGAGAAAGATCGACTATGCGGCGCTGGCGCAGAAGTTTGGCGCGGACAACCGGCTCTATGAGGCAGAAGCCATGGAACGCGGCTCGACGGCGGAAGCGGTACGCAGCGAGTATGCATCTCGCGCGGAAACCGCAGGGATGCGCCGCCAGCTGCAGGAGTACCAGCTGCAGGAGCAGTTCAACAGCATCCGGTCGGCATTTGACCGGGATGTTGCCGGGCAGTACGGGACGAGCTTTGAGGCCGAGATGGCAAACGAGGATTTCGCCCGGCTGATTGCGGCGAACGTCCCGCCGAAGGCAGCATACGAAGTGGTACACATGGCAGCGATCCAGGCAGCGCAGGCGCAGGTGGTGGCAGCACAGGCGAGAAACAACGTCATGCAGACCATTCAGGCGCAGGGCGCAAGACCGCCAGAGATCGGCGGGAACGCCAACGGCGGGCAATTCACAAACAACGACCCGCGCAGCTGGACGAAGGAACAGCGTGCGGAGATCATCAGAAGAGTTCAGAGGGGGGAAAAGATTGTCCTCTGAGCAGAAGGAGGAAAAAATCATGGGTAACAGCAAAATTGGATTCCAGTTTTTTGCGGATGCGGGCACGCTGGTCAACGCGACCGGAAACTACGTGAACGCATACACCGGTACGACTACGGCGTTTGACACGACTAACAAGCTGACGCCGACAATGAAGACGTTCTACGACACGCAGCTCTTGGAGAACGCGCGTCCGGAACTGATCTTTGCACAGCTTGCCAAGAAGCAGGCGCTTCCGCGCAACCACGGCAAGAGCGTGGAATGGCGAAAGTGGAACACGCTGCCGGAGGCGGAGACGCTGACCGAGGGCGTTATCCCGACCGGCCAGAAGCTCGGCATGTCGAGCATGACGCAGGATCTTGTGCAGAAGGGTCTGTACGTCACGATCTCCGATCTGCTGGAACTGCACGCCATTGACAACGCGATTCTCGGCGCGACCGAAGAACTCGGCGCGTCCGGCGGCATGAGCATTGACAAGATGGTGCGAAACGAGGTTGTGGGCGGCACGGTGAAGCAGCTCTGCGACAAGGTGAACGCCACGACCGGCGAACATACCGAGGTGACAGAAAGAAGCGGCATGGACACCACTTGCGTGCTGACGCCGACCGAGGTCAACAAGGCCGTGACCACGCTGAAAAAGGCGCACGCGCCGACGATCAACGGCAAGTACGTCGGTATCATCCATCCGTCTGTCGCGTTCGATCTGCGGCAGAGCAAGGAATGGATCGAGGCGCACAAGTATGCGGCGGTCACGGAGCTGTTCAACGGCGAGATCGGCGAGCTGCACGGCGTGCGCTTTATCGAATCGACGAACCAGAAGATCTGGAACGACAGCACCTGCCCGGTCAAGACGGCTGCTGCGAGCGGCAACCAGGCGGTCTATTATAGCGTGTATGCGACGATCATCATGGGCAAGGACGCCTTCGCCATGATCGACCCGGACGGCGGCACGATGGAAATGATCGTAAAGACCAAGGGCGAAGCGGGCGGCCCGCTGGAACAGTTCAGCACCGTCGGCTATAAGTACGAGGGCGCGGCAAAGCGGCTCTACGAGGAGCGCATGGTGCGCATTGAGAGCACGAGCGCATACTCCGCGACCGACCCGGCCAACTAAGGAAGGAGAACCCACATGGCAAAGACAGAAGAAACCGCAGTTGTGACCGCGACGACCGAACAGAAATATGACCCATGGAAGGATATGCGGGAGATCATGCTGCCGAGAGCGGGTAACAACGAACAGCAGTTCCAGTATGTCGGCGTGAACGGCAGAACGTTTCAGGTGCCGAGGGGCAAGCGGACGGAGGTGCCGCGCCCGGTCTACGAGTGCCTGATGGAAGCACAGCAGCAGGCGCAGGAAGCCTTTGAAGCCAACCGCGCAAGCGAGCCGAAATAACAACATAGTGCCCTTTGCGGCATGACGAGAGGGAGCGTGTGCCGCTCCCTCTTTTTCGTAGGAGGTGGAGTATGAGAATTCGAGAAGCGATTGAGATGATCAACCGGCTGATGCCGAATCAGTACGGCGAAGATGACAAGGTGCACTGGCTCGGGGAGCTGGACGGCATTGCAGACCGGGACGTTTTCCGGGCGCATGAGCGGGAAGAGGATATGGGCGAGTTTACCGGCTATCCGCCGGGGGTAGACCTCGACACGATTTTGCTGATCCCGTTTCCGTATGAGGACATTTACCGCTGGTATCTGGAAATGAAGATCTGCGACGCGAACGGCGAGCTGACGAAGTACAACAACGCCGCTGCCAAGTACAACAGCTACTGGCAGGGATTTTGGAACGCATACAATCAGGATCACATGCCGCGGCAGGCGGCGACGTATTTCAAACTGTAAAGGGGTGAAGACATGGCAATTTATCGCGTAGAAAACGGGAAGGCCCCGGCGGGCCTTTCGGCGGGCGACGAGGTCGTGACCGGAGGCGGAACATACCGGATCACAGGTGTCAACGCGGACGGCAGCTACCAGAGCCAGGTGAGCAACAAGAAACAGACGACCTACAACTACAAGGGGCAATATACGCAGCGGCAAAGTCCGCTGCTCTCGCAGGGCGTGAGCGGGTATACGCAAAATCGGCTCAATGGGCTGGAAGGCGGATACACGCCGGGCTCCGCTGTGCAGCAAGCGCAGGCGTATCTCAATCAGGTGCAGTCCCGCAGACCGGGAGAATATCAAAGCCAGTGGGACGGCGAGCTGACGGAGCTTTACAACCGGATCGCGAACCGGAAGCCGTTCAGCTATGACCTCGGGACAGACCCGGTATATCAGCAGTACCGTGAGCAGTACCAGCGGCAGGGGCGGCTCGCGATGCAAAACACGATGGGCCAGGCGGCGGCGCTGACCGGCGGATATGGCAGCACCTACGGCGAGCAGGTGGGGCAGCAGGCGTACAATGCCTATCTGCAAAACCTGAACGACATTGTGCCGGATCTTTACAGCACGGCATATAACCGCTACCGCGACGAGGGCACAGACCTCTACAACCAGTATGGACTGATCAGCGACCGCGAGAATCAGGCGTACAGCCGGTACCGCGACACGGTGAACGACTATTACTCCGACCTCTCCGACGCGCGCAGCGCCTACGACAGCGCCTATTCGCGGGACTACAACCAGTGGAGCGACCAGCTCAGCTATTGGGCGCAGAAGGCGGCGAACGAGAACAGCGCCTACTTGCAGCAGCTCGCGGCGCAGAGCAGGGCGAGCGGCGGATCGGGCGGCGGCTCCGGCGGGAGCGCATCCGGACTGACGGATCGGACACTCATCAATGGGTACGGCGATTTCGAGAGCAACAAGGCGATGCTGGATGCCAGCTATCGCGGCGTGAAGAAGACCATTGAGATGCAGATCGCACAGGGAAATCTCAGTGCGGCGTATCAGACGGCGGTCAACGCGCAAAGCCAGATGAGCCATCAGCAGTGGTCGGACATTTCGCGCCGGATCTTCGAACTGACCGGCAAGAAGATCGATGACGCCGTGAACTATTACAACAGCGGAACGGGAACGGCGGGGACTGCGGCTACAAGGAAAAAATAAGGAGCGACGATATGGCGATCATTTCGGAAAAGAGTTTTGTGAACGGTGCGCTGAAGAACCAGAACAAGAAGACAAAAAGACCGCAGACGTCCATCGTGAACGAAGCTGATTTTTTGTCACGCGGAGGCGAGGAAATGGATCGGCGCCGGACAGCCTTTGAAAACTACAAGGCTGCCCGCGCGGCGATGCAGCAACAGGCGCAGCGGCAGGCGACGCAGGGCTATGAGCGCCGGGCGGACGCGATGGGGGCTGTGGCGAGGGGGTATGGGCAGTCGAACATGCCGACGGTGGCGAAGAAGACGGCCTATGAGAATTACACCTATGCGCTCAAGCAGAAGGAGCTTCGGCAGAAACAGATGAGCGGGAAACCGCTGACCCCGGAAGAACTGAAGATTCTGAACACGACAGTCTATCGAGACCCGGCACAGGCCGCGAACGCCGAAAACAACAAGTATCAGAATCAGGCCGTACAGAACGTGGAGAGCAAAGAACAGATCACCAAGCACCAGTTCGACCATACGCCGGAAATGGTCAAACAGTACGGCTCCTACGAAAACTACAAACGCGGCCTTTACGACAATGAATATGTCGGCGTCCTGAAAGAGCGGGAGGACGAGCTGGACGGCCAGATCAAGGAGCTGGAACAGCAGATCCGGACGCGGCAGGCGGAAGCCGAGACGGCGACTGAGGAGGGCGTGCGGCGGGAGAATGAGCGGAAAGAGCTGATCAAGCAGGGCAAACTGGAAGGGATCAGCGACATGGAGGCCCGGCTTGCGCAGCTTCAGCAGGAGCAGATGCAGCTGCAAAGCGAACGCGCGATGAAGCGCAGCCACATGGCGATCGATCCGCTGGATGACGAGACGAAGGCACTGCTGCGGGAATATAATGCGGGCGGTATGTACACGAGGGACTACTCCAAACAGAACGGCGGGAGCGGACTCTCGAAGATGGAGGCCCATGCCGACCTGCGCGCGAAGGGATACAGCGAAGACGAGATCAAAAGCCTCGCGGAATACGAACAGCGGCTGCGGGACTATGAGAACGCGATGACACAGGCGGAGCAGTCCTATCAATTCGGGCAGGAGCATCCGTACATTTCGACGGCGGCATCTGCGCTGATGGCTCCGGCAAAGGCGCTGGGCAATATCGAATCGCTGCGCGGCGTGCTGCCGAAGGGGTTAGGCGGGTATCAGAACGCGGATATGCCGACGAATATTTACAGTCCACTGTATAATGCGAGCCGCGTGTCGGGAAGCATCCGCAGCGGCGTCATGGAGGACATGGGAAAAGTCGGACAGTTTCTCTACCAGGCTGGAACCAGCGCCCTGGACAGCGCGGTCAACATGGCGGCGTCGATTGGCTTGGTCGGTGCGGCGGGGTTAGGCACCGGCGCGGCGGCACAGGGCGCCGTGGCGAATACGATGAACTTCGTGATGGGGTCACAGGTCGCAGCAGATTCGGTCTATGAGGGAATCCAGAACGGCAAAAGCAACGTCGACGCGCTGATCGACGGCATTGTAGAGGGTGCGATCGAGGGCATTACCGAGAAATATTCCGTGGGCGACATCATTGAGACGATACTGTCCGGCAAGGCGGCGTGGCGCAAGGTCGTCCGGGCGTTTGCTTCGGAGGGCGCAGAGGAAATTGCAAGCAACTGGCTCAACCGCATCTATGACGTGACCGCGAAGCGCGGGCGCGGCGAAGTGGAAACGGCGTACCGCGCCTATCTTGCAAAGGGAATGAGCGAGCGGGATGCGATGGCCGCGATGGTGAAGGATTTCGCAGAGGAAGATGGCCTTTCGTTCCTCGCGGGCGGCCTTTCCGGCTGGGCAATGTCCGGTACATACGCGGCGTTGGGAAAGGGCGCGTCGGAGGCCAACATCCAGTGGACGGCGGCACAGGCCATCCAGCGCGGCGAGGTGCAGGATGTGATCGACCTCGGGCTGGCACAGGGCAAAGGAGCGGCCTTCGACCGCGCGGCAGCCTTGCAGGGCGATCTGATGCGAGGTGGAGAGCCGACGCAAAAGGACGTGGCCGGTGTGCTGCGCGAGTACGTCCGGGAGCAGCAGGACGCAGCAGAGGACGCGCAGAGCGGAGATCAGACGCAGGAGAACCAGACATACCAGAACTTCAAAAACGCCAGGCAGAGCGTGGAGCAGCCGCAGACAGAGCAAGAACAGGCGCAGCGGCAGCAGAACCAGCAGAGCCAAGGCGTCGATCTATATGACGAGGACGGAAGCTTGCTGGATGTGGGCGAAGGATGGGCCGAGATCGACCCGGAGCAGTATGCCGGGCAGCAGACCGCGCAGGCCGAGGCGGAGATGGACAAAGCAGCGGCTGCGGCGGACAATGCCTATCTGGAACGTCAGGTGCAGAAGAACGGCTATGACGATCTGACAGCGGCGTATTTTGTAAACGGCAACACGACAGATCTCTCCGTGGAAGAGTATGCTGCAAAATTCCAGAAGGCATACGAGCGGGGACAGATGGGCGTATCGAAGGAGTGGACGGTCGGCGCGGCGGTCGGGATGAACCGGGATGTGGCGACGGCGGCATGGGAGGCCGGACGCAAGGCGGCGCAGCAGAGCGGCGCGGCGCAGTATTCCATTTCGAAGGATTACCGGCAAAAGCTGCGCCAGTGGAACCTGGATGGGAAGCCGGATGGCGCGTCGTTTGAACTTGGCACGACCGGCGCGACGCTGCAAGGACTGGGCGCGGCGGAGAGCGACATCTACATGAACGGCGACAAGATCAAGACCATTCTGAAAGAGCACCCGGAGATCACGATGCAGGAGATTGAGCGCGTCCCGGAGATTCTGGAAGATCCGGTGCTGATTCTGAAAAGCAAGACCGGGCGCGGAGACAACAGCCGTCTAGTGCTGTTTGGCAGCGTGAAGGCGCAGAACGGACAGCCGATGATGGCGGTACTCGATTTGCGGGCGACAGAGGACGGATTCCTGCTCGACGATATGCAGAAGGTCAACAGCGCATACACAAAAAAGAACCCCGCCAGCTTCATTCAAAGCAGCGAGGTTTTGTATGCAGATCAAAAAAGAACCATTCCGCTTCTTCGCCGAACTGGGCTTACAATAGCGTCCCAGCCGCTTCTGCGAAATGGTTCTATCGGTAGTATATCCTACGAAGGAAAAAATGTCAACCTGAAAGGCGTACCATTTGGCGAAGTGGTACAGGCCGAACGACAAGGAGGAAACAATGGAAAGAACGTATCTGCTGAAAGACAGGAACGGAATGCTGGTGCGCGTGCCGGAGAGCAAGCTAGGCGAGTGGAGCAAGCAGCAGGAGGGCGAAGCGAAAGCGCCAGCCGAGGACGAGAAAGAGCGGATCAGGCAAGAAATCTATCAAAAACTTGGCCTGAAGTAACGAATGCGGCGCTGCTGGGCAAGGGCGGCAGCGAGAACACGGTGCGCGTGATGCCGCGGGCGGAGATTTTGAAAAACGCGGACGCGAAGAAGGCGGAAGAATTTTTCCGCACGGCGGGAATCAAGCGCTACCAATTCGTCGTTGGGCAGTTGGAAATCACGGCCGACGGGCGGACGTTCCGCGCGGACGGCGTGACGCTGGCAGACGGAACGGTGCTGGTGCGGCTGGACAGCGAGGAATATTCCGCGACGCAGCTTGCCAAGCACGAAGGGTATCACATCATTGCACAGCGCAATGCTGAGATGGCGCAGCGCATCCGCGAGCGGCTGGTGGCCGAGGGAAAGATCAGCAAGGCGCAGATCGACAGCTACATTGACGCCTACAACGCGATCTACGGAGACAACACGGACGCCTACGTTGAGGAGATCGTGGCGGACGCCTACGCCGGAATCAACCGCACGGCCTACGGCACAAACAACATCCGCGCCGAGGTGACGATGGAGGCCGGGCAGTGGACGAAGAAGTCCGGCAGCGCGAGGGCACCGCCAGAATTGCAATTCTCAGCCAGTGCGGAGCAGACGGAAAACGAGCAGACAGAAACGGAAGCCTTTAAGGACTGGTTCGGCGATTGGCAGAATCACCCGGAGAGCGCAAGCAAGGTAGTTAATGCGGACGGAACGCCGAAGGTAGTCTATCATGGGACAAATGCAGTGTTCAACACTTTCCGACAGAAGAACGGTGTGTATTTCTTCTCGGAAAGCCGTGACTATGCGGAGAGCATGGCGGAAGAACGCGGCGGAACGCGCGTGGTGGAGACATATCTGAACATCCGTAACCCGCTTTACGTCAGGATGCAGGAGGGGGATTTTACAGACCCGACGAAGGAAGCACGTTATATCCGGCAGGCGAAGGAGAAGGGACACGACGGCGTGGCGTTTGTGTTGAATAGTGGAAACGAACTGGTTGATGATACTTTCTATGCGGTGTTTACACCGAAGCAGATCAAGAGTGCAACGGACAACGTTGGGACGTTTGACAGAAATAACTCGGACATCCGATTCTCGGCCAGTGCGGAGCAGATCAGCGAGCAGGACAGAGAGAATCTGAACAAAGTGCTGGAAATGATGGACGCGGAAGGTGACGGCATTTTCCGGGACGCGGTGCTACTGCGAAATCCGAAAATGCTGCAAAAGCTTGTGGCGGAACGCGGAAAAACGGAAAGCGCTGCATTCACGCGGTGGTTTGGGAACAGCAAAGCGGTCAACCGGAACGGCGAGCCGCTGCTGGTGTTCCATGGAGCGGGCGCAAGGTTTACCACGTTCGATGCGGGCGGAAAGCCGATTTGGCTGACAGCGAACATCCAGTATGCAGAAAAGTATTCCACGGCGAATAGAGCTGCTGAGAAACTGCTGCCAAGCTCGTCAATTTATGCGGGGAACGTTGACAGGGTGATCCCAGCGTATATCCGTGTCGAAAATCCGGCGAACGTTGGGGACACGGACGGCGGGTTTGATGGAAACGATATGGATCTAGCGAAACGGATCGGCGTGCGCCCGAGTGAACTGCGGCAGGCATGGGAAGAAGCCGGAAGACCGGAAATGTTGTGGCAAGCGGTCAACTCGAAGCAGATGTCAGAGCTGCTGAAACGGCATGGGTATGATGGAATCCAAGCGATTGAGAACGGTGTAGCAACATGGGCAGTGCTGGAACCGACACAAATCAAATCTGCCGTGGCAAACAACGGCGTATTCAGTCTGAAAAGCGCAGACATCCGATATGCTTCGGCGCAGCAGCGGTTCCGGGATGCACTGCCGGAGCGGGCGGCGGAATATGTGGCACGGACGGAAAACACACTGGTGAGGCGGCTGGCAGACAATCTGAGCGTGCCGGAGACGGCCAAGCGCGAGACGCTGCGGCCAATCGCCGACGAGATCATATACGACGTACTGCGCGGCGGCGAGATGGACAACGCGAAGCTGACCCTGCTGTTTGACCAGGCATGGGACGCCGGGCGGGAAGCCGACACGGAATACTATGAGCAGTACAAGGATGTGCGCGAGAAAATCCGCACGCAGAAGATTTTCATCTCGGCGAAAGACCGGGCGGACATTGCGGACTTTAACCTGTTCCGCAAGCAGACCGTGGGCACGCTGCGCCTTTCCAGCGATGGATTGCCGGTCGACACGTTCTATCAGGAGATGCGGGACATGGCACCGGAGCTGTTCCCGGCGAGCATCACCGCACCGAGCGACCAGCTCTTGCAGCTCTATGAGGTGGCGCAGAGCATCCGGAAGCGCGAAAAGACGCTGAACGAAGCGTTTGGCGCACAGGCGGAGAGCTTCAAGACGTGGGCGCGGAATGACTTTGATGAATCCGTACAGCGGCTTGCAGAAGGAATCCGCATTGCGAAACGCTATCAGGAAGCGCAGGAGCGCAAGAAGGAGAAGCTTGGCGTGCCGCAGACGGCAGAGGAAGCCATGGAGCTTGCCAAGGAGGTCAAGGCCGAGAAGAAGAAATTCCAGAAGGTGCAGAGCCGGTATTTGCTGACGGACGCAGACCAGAAGGTCGTGAATATGCTGCTGCGCGGAGACACGACGCCGGAAGCGGTACAGAACCGGGAGAACGCGGAAGCAATTCTGAAAACCTACGAAGCGAAAGCGGACTATGATCTGCTGGCGCTGCGGCTGAAAGCATGGAACAACACGCGCAAGCAGGGACTGCGCGATCAGGCGAAGAACGCGCTGAACGCGGCGGAAGCCGAGAAGTGGGTAGACAAGGGGAGCGGACTTGCGTATATGCGCGAGACCATGGAGCGGAACATCCGGGACATTGCAAAAAAAGGCAAGGTTGCAGATGAGAAGGCCGAGGCGTTCAACAACGAGTATTTCCACCCGGTACACAAGAACGAGAGCGACCGAAAGAGCTACGTCGTCGGCTTGCAGGACAGGATCAAAGCGCTGAATCTTGGCCGGAAGGTGGAGAAGGGGAATCTGGTTTCGGAGAGCTACGCGGTGCAGTGGCTCGGGGAAGCGGAATTCAACCGGAAGTATCTGGCGGAGCATCCGCGCGTGAAGAAGCGCGGCGGATTTGGCTACGAGGAATGGAACGCGGCAATTCAAAAGTTCCGCGAGGAAAACACGAAGCTGGACTACGCGAAGATCGAACACGCCGTGAAGGAATTCAGAAGCATCTATGATCAGCTCTATCAGGACATGAACCGCGTGCGGATGGAAAACGGCTATGAGCCGGTCGATTATATGCAGGGGTATTTCCCGCATTTTCAGGAAAACGACAAGGACGGGAGTCTGCTGACACGATTCGGACGGCACCTCGGCATTACAAACGAGGTGATGCCACTGCCTGCGACGATCAACGGCCTGACGCAGACCTTCCGCCCCGGAATCCGGTATATGGCGAACATCCAGCAGCGGCTCGGCTATGCGACGGCCTATGACGCGCTGCAAGGCTTCGACCGGTACATTGAGGTTGCATCGGACGTAATTTATCACACGGGCGATATTCAGCGGCTCCGGGCGCTGGCCACACAGATCCGCTACCGCGCGAGCGACGAGGGTGTGCGCAAGCAGATCGACCGCATCCTGCAAGACCCGACGCTGACGCCGGATGAAGCAAACGAGCGGGTGGCGCAGGCAATGAAGGACGCGCCGTTTGCCCTTTCAAACTTCGTGGCGGAGCTGGACGAATACACGAATCTGCTCGCCGGGAAGAAGTCGCGGATCGACCGCGGCATGGAGAAGATGCTGGGGCGGAAATTCTACAACGTCTGCAAAGCCTTTGAATCCCGCGTGGGCGCAAACATGGTGGCGGCGAACATCGGCTCGGCGCTGACGAACTTCATTCCGCTGACGCAGGCATGGAGCCAAGTGTCATCGGCGGATATGCTGCACGGGATGTGGCAAACGCTGCAAAACTACAAGACGGCGGACGGATTAGACGCGGCTTCAACCTTCATCCACAACCGCAGCGGATATGGGCGGCTCGCGATGTCGACCATGGACAAGGTTTCGGAAAAGGCGGCATTTTTGATGGAAGCCGTCGACGGATTCACGACCGGAAGCGTCGTCCGGGCACGGTATCTGCAAAACCTCCGGCTTGGCATGAGCGAGGTGAACGCGATGCAGGAGGCAGACCAGTTCGCGGCAAACATCATGGCTGACCGTAGCAAAGGCGCGACGCCGACGATCTACTCGGCGCGAAATCCGATCATCAAGCTCTTTACGCAGTTCCAGTTGGAGGTCAACAACGAACTAAGCTGGATCTTCAAGGACATGATCCCGCAGGAGCGAAAGAAGGGCGTGGCGCAGCTTGCAAAGGCACTCTTTAAGTTTTTGATCGGCGCGTGGCTCTATAATGAGGTCTATGAGGCCATTGCCGGCAGACGCGCGGCGCTCGATCCGCTGGACATCCTCAATGACAGCGTGGGAGATTTCACAGGGTATCAGCTGCCGAACACGGTGCAGTCGGCGCTCTCGGGCCGGTGGGAGTTCACGAAGGAGAAGCCGGGGACGTATCAGGCGATCAAAAATCTCGGCGGAAACCTCGTCAGCGAACTGCCGGGCACGCAGATGCTCACGGTGCTCGGACTGGATGAGAAGTTGGGATTGGAGATCGACGGCGGACGCATTGCGGTTTCGTCGGCCATTCCGAACATCGGGAACATCGAAAAGGCATTGCTTGCCAGCAACGAGGACATTGCCCCGAAGAAGAAAGTGCAGACGGTGGTGAACGAGCTGGCAAACCCGGCGGCCTATCTGGCGCTGCCATTCGGCGGCGGGCAGATCAAGAAGATGGCACAGGGCGCGCAGGCCGTCATGCAGGGCGGCAGCTACAAGGCGGACAACGAAGGCCGCGACATTCTGCAATATCCGATCTACAATGACAAGCCGGGCGAGATGGCAAAGAATCTGGCGCAGGCGCTGCTCTTTGGCAAGACGGCAACGGAGGAAGCGCAGGGATGGATCGAGAGCGGATTCAAAAATCTGAGCGCGAAGGAGACGGCGGCCTATCAGGAGATGACCGCAGCCGGAGCGGATCAGCGGGACAGCTATACCTTCGTCGGAGCGATGAAGAAGCTGGATAGCAAGGAGGCGAAGCTCACGATGCTGTTTGCCTACGATCTGCCGGAGGAAGGGAAGACGGCGTATTATTATAATGCGCTGGCCGACGATACGGAGCGCGGGAAGATGGATGCACTGGAAGAGCAGGGCGTTTCCCATTCGGACTATGTCGCGTTCCGAAAGGCGTACTTCGGCGCATACGGGACGCAGAGCGTGTCGCAGGAGCGGGTGAACGCGGCGCTCGATCAGTTGGACATTCCGAAGGCAGAGAAAGCGGCCATCTGGCGAAGCTGCAACAAGGACTGGAAGGAAGAAAACAATCCGTACAAGTAACAAAAGACCGGAGCGGGATGACCGCTCCGGTTTTTTACTGGGCTTTTTTTAGTTCAGCGATCTGCTCGCTGTGCAGCTTGATAATGGATTTCAGGAAATCGACCTCTTCCTCCAGCTCTTCCACGCGGCTTTTCGGGGCGAGCGTTTCGAGCAGAGTCTGTTGGCCTTCGACGAGCAGATTGAGCTTCGGGATGATCTCACTCTCGACGATGACGTGCATGAGTTCGGCAATTTCCTTGCGGTCTTGTGCATCCAGCATATTGTGGCCCTCCTGTTTGAGATAAGAACAGTATAGCGCGCGGAGGGCGGAGCCGTCAAGTGCTGCGTGGGGTGAATCTGCTGGGTGGAGCTGTTACACTGAGGGAAAGGAGTTGATGAAAATGGGAATTCCAATTCCGGGGGCATACGCAAGCCCGCGAATCTCGAACGGCGTGCTGTGTTGGTATGCCGGAGACACATTCAGCGTCGTCATTCAGGCGGATCTTGTCGATCAGGACGGAGCGGCCGTGGACATTGGGGCGACGGACACGGTGAAGATCACGTTCCGCGACGACACGCGGGCGGAGGTTTGGAGCAAGACGTTTTCGAACGTCGCGAACAATCAGGTGACGCTTGTGGTCGACGCGGAGATCAGCGCGAAGTTCCCGAAGGGCAGATACACCTACGACGTGGAATTTTCGCACGGAGACCGGACGACGCTGGCGCGGGACAACAAAGTCCGGGTAGAATGAGGTGAGACAGTGAAGGTTGAAATTCCGAACAGTATTTTGATCACGTTGAGCGGGCAGACCTCGCGAGGCGTGAAGGGCATTGAAGTCCGCGAGGCGGACGGCCATCTGATCTTTACGCTGACGGACGGAAAAGAGCTGGACATGGGTTCCGTCATGGGGCCGCAGGGGCCGAAGGGAGACACTGGCGCGAAAGGCGAGAAGGGCGACACCGGGGCCAAGGGAGACACTGGCGCAACGGGCGCAAAGGGCGAAAAAGGGGACAAAGGCGACAAAGGCGACACCGGCGCGACCGGCGCGCAAGGAGAGCAGGGAGCGCAAGGACTGCAAGGTGAGCGCGGCGAGAAAGGCGAAAAGGGCGACACAGGAGCCAAGGGAGACCCCGGCACGGACGGAACGACGCCGACGATTGGCGCGAATGGAAACTGGTATCTCGGGACAACCGACACCGGGAAACCCTCACGCGGAGCCAAGGGAGACAAGGGAGACCAGGGCGAGCAGGGCATCCAAGGAATTCGGGGCGAACAGGGCATCCAGGGCGAGCGCGGATTGCAAGGCATCCAAGGCGAGAAGGGCGAAACTGGCGCGACGGGCGCGACAGGCCCGCAAGGCGCGACAGGCCCACAGGGGGAGACCGGGCCAAGAGGCCCGCAGGGGCCGAAGGGCGATACAGGCTCCGGATTTAAAGTGCTAGGATACTACGCGACCGCTGCGGCACTGAGCGCTGCGGTGGCGAACCCAGAGGCTGGTATGGCCTACGGCGTCGGCACGGCGGAACCCTACGACATCTACATCTATGATAGCGTGAGCAAGACCTGGAAAAATAACGGCCCGCTGCAAGGCGCGAAGGGCGACACCGGCGTCGGCGTGGCGAATGTGACGTTTGACGACGATGTTATGACCGTCAATCTGACGTCCGGCGCGCACTACTCCTCCGGCAGTCTGCGAGGGCCACAGGGCGTGAAAGGTGATGCTGGTGCGAAAGGTGAAAAGGGAGACCCCGGTGTACAGGGCGAAAAAGGCGCAACCGGCGCAGCCGGTGCACCCGGCGCGGACGGCATCACTCCGACGATTGGAGCAAACGGCAACTGGTTCTTGGGCAGCACCGACACCGGCAAACCATCTCGCGGCGAAAAGGGAGAACAGGGCGTTCAGGGAGAAAAGGGCGACACCGGGGAAAAGGGCGAGCCGGGCAAAGACGGCAGCCCCGGTGCGGCTGGCGCGCCCGGCGCGACGGGCGCGACGTTCACGCCTTCCGTATCAGCGGACGGGACGCTCAGCTGGACGAACGACGGCGGGAAGACCAATCCTGCCTCGGTGAACATCAAAGGCCCACAGGGCGAGACGGGGCCGAGAGGGCCGCAGGGCTTGCAGGGCGCGACCGGCGAGACCGGCCCGGAGGGGCCGCAGGGGCCAAAGGGCGCACAGGGGCCGCAGGGAGAACAGGGCGCGACCGGCCCGCAAGGCCCCGCCGGTCACACGCCGGTGAAGGGGATGGATTACTGGACGGCGGCAGAGCAGAAGAGCATGGTCAATGACGTGCTGGCGGCGCTGCCGACGTGGAGCGGAGGTGCGTACTGATGGCGTATGACAAGGTCGTTGATTCGGCGTCGCTGGATTCGAAGCTGACGCAGGTCGCGGACGCGATCCGGACAAAGGGCAACACCGGCGCCGATCTGCAATTCCCATCCGGTTTTATCTCTGCGATTCAGGCCATTCAGACCGGTACAGAGCTGAAAATTGTGGTAAGCGTTACCTCTGGGGCAGCGGTGACGGCGACAAAGGGGAGCAATACCGTGAGCGGTACGTCGGTCAACGGAGTTTGCACGATTATTGTTCCGGAGGCCGGTACATGGAGCGTCAAGGCTACGCTGGGTGGGGAAACGTCCAATACGAAAAGCGTCACTTTTACGGACAGTTATGATGTGACCCTTGCTTTTGTGTCACCTACGTTGAATGACAACGATTGGGCGAAAATTAGAGAGGTATCTGACAAAGGTGACGGTGCGAACTATTGGAGCATTGGCGACTGCAAAGAGGTAACGCTGAACGGAAAAGTTGGCTTATTGTCGTTATCAAACTATACAACATACGCATTTATCATTGGATTCAATCACAACTCCAGCCTTGAGGGTGTAAACCGCATCCATTTCCAGTTTGCAAAGACCGCACTCTCCGGCGGCACGGACGTTGCCCTCTGTGACACATACTACGGTAGTAACGGTTCAATCAACGGATTCGAAATGAATCATGGCAACGGGAGCTATGGAGGCTGGAAATCGTCGCACATGCGCACAGAAATTTGTGGTACAAGTCTGACAAGCTATTCCGGCACGATTCTTGCCGTCATCCCGGCGGCGCTCCGCGCCGCCCTTAAGCCCGTTACCAAGTATACGCACAACTCTGGCAATAACGTCTCGGCCAGCGCAGTAACGGCAACGACAGATTACTTTTTCCTCTTGTCCGAGTACGAAGTTTTAGGGATAAGCACCAATAGCAATGGATATGAAAGAGACAAACAGGTGCAGTATTCGTATTACAGCGCGGGCAACAGCAAAATCAAATACAATCACGGTGCGATAAGCACAGCCATTTTTTATTGGACCCGTTCTCCGTCCGTCAACGCAGAGGACTGTTTCATGGTTGTGATGAGTAACGGCGCTAGCCTCAACTACAAAGCTGACATCTCGAGTGGCTTTGCCCCCGGCTTTTGTGTATGAGGTACGGATATGGACTATATCACATACAAACGCTTCAAGGGAAAATCTATTTCCGGCGAAGTCAACATCCCGTTCGGCACAGTCTTACAGGAACGTGATGGTTTCCTCTGTCTCAGCGAAAAGCCGATCTGCTGCGTGACGAGTGAAAACGGCTGGGAGCACTTCCGGCCCAACACCGACGAGGGGCAGAGACGGCAAGCGATGTTGGAAAAGCTCTACCGATGGTATACAAAGCACGGCTGCGGCGAGGATTTCACCGATGAGAACTGGCCGGGACAGGAAAACGGCTATTGGAAGAACCGGTTGAGAACGGCAAGCACAGAGCGATTGGAGAAAATCTATCAAGAGAAATTCGGGGTGATGCCATGTATGCAGTAAAAAAAGAGGGTGCATTTGCCGGGTATGCGGACAGCATTGTATTGATCCGGCTGCACGGCAACGGATGTTATGTACCGTGCAAGGAAGATCAGGCAGAAGGATTTTGCGCGAAGATGGCCGTGACGCTTACTGACAAGGAAGGAACTGAGTATCAGACACTGTCTGATACGGTGTTCCGGCTTGCGGGAAAGTTGCTAAAAGGCACGGAGCCGGAGGGCAGCTATGAGGAAATGGGTGCCGCAATCCCGCTGACGGATGCAGAGACAGCGGCGAAAATTTTACTTGGGGAGGCGGAATGACGATGACCTACACAGAAAGAGCTAGAGCATTGCGCCCCTATATCGTCAAGGCTTCAGCCAGTCTGACGGATGCAGACGCGCTAAAGGCAATGGAGCTGTATGACCGCTGGGCGGCAGGAATGGCCGTGGAGGTCAACGACCGGCTGGTCTATGCAGACAGGCTCTATCGCGTGACACAGGCCCACACGACACAGGAAGGTTGGGAGCCGGACAAAGTCCCGGCGCTGTTTACCGTCATCGACGAGACCCACGCGGGCACACAGGACGACCCCATCCCCGCCGCAAAAGGCATGGAGTACACCTACGGACTTTACTACACAGACCCGGAGGACGGAAAGCTCTACCGCTGCGAACGGACGGGCGAGCAGCCGGGCGGCAAGGTGACGCTTCAGTTCCTGCCTCATGAGCTGGTGGGGCTGTATTTTACCGAAGTATAAAGGAGAAAGAGAAATGGATGCAACAACGATCATTGTCGCGATTCTCGGCTCGTCTACACTGACGACCATTGTGCAGGCAATCGTCAGCGCGATCCAGAAGAAGAAAGGCAAGGGCGACGCGCAGAGCGCCCACCTGAAGGCAATCGACGAGAAGATCGACAAGATCACAAGATTGCAGGATGAGCAGTATTTAAGCATTCTGCGCCTCACGATCATGTCGGACGAGATGCCCATGTCGGAGCGGCTGATCGCCGGGAAGAAGTACGTCAATCGCGGCGGCAATGGGGATGTCAAAAAGGCGCTCCATAAGCTCGAAGAGCAGTGCGAGGCCGGACGGCATGAGGCAAATTAGAAAGAGTCGCCTTACAAAGGGGAAGATGGCGCGGCAGCTAGTGTACTTTTGTATCTGGGTGCTGTTTGGCGTCCTGCTCTGGGCGGCGATTGTCAAAACCGCAGCACTGGTGATGGACAGGGACATAGACCTTTCCGACATCCTGGCCTTCGCCGGAGCGGCGTTTGGCGGGGAGCTGCTGATGCTCCTTGCGAAGAGAGTATTTGCAAAAAAATCGGACGACGAAGGGAGTACATAACATGGACAAAATTATGAAACGGCTGTCGAATCTGCTGAGCGTGAAGTCGCTGGTGACGCTGCTGCTGACGGTGGTGTTCACGGTGCTGGCGCTCCGGGGTGATATCACAGGCAAGGATTTCCTGACGATCTTCCTGATGGTCATCACGTTCTATTTCGGGACGCAGAGCCAGAAGGCGCAGGACGCGATGGACGCGAAGGGTGATAGTGATGGTACCAATTAAAACGATGCTGGCCCATCGGGCCAACTACGGCACGAAACGCGGCAGGGCCATTGAGTGGCTGGTCATGCACTACACGGCCAACGACGGGGATTCCGACACCAGCAACGGCAAGTACTTCCAGAAGCCGCTCAATCCTGTGGCAAGCGCCCACTTTTTCGTAGATGATGATTCCATCACGATCTCCGTGCCGGAGGACTATGTAGCCTTCCACTGTGGCGCGTATCACTATATACACCCATTCTGCCGGAACTACAATTCCATCGGGATCGAGATGTGCGACGCGAAGCGCGACGGGAAGGTCATGGCAACGGCAAAGACTATCGCCAATGCCGCAGACCTCGCCGCAATGCTCTGCGAGAAGTATAACATCCCGGTCGATCATATCATCCGGCACTATGATGTGACCGGGAAGCTCTGCCCGAAGTACTGGGTGGACGATCCGGAGGGTATCAAGAAATTCCGTGAGATGGTAAAGGAGAGGATTGAAATGGTAAGCAAGTGCAAGATGATTGTTGACGGAAAACCCGTCGAGGTTGAACGTATCCTGAAAAACGGAACCAACTATGTGAAAATCCGCGACGTGGCCGGGGCGCTCGGTCTTTCCGTTTCCAATCAGGGGAACGTTCCGGTTTTGATGACCAAGAAGGGGTGATTGGATGTCGCCGCAGGCGCGGTATAATCTACCGCCTGAATTATCCGGCCTGATGCGTGGAGAAATGGAGACCGTTATTTCCCAAGCAAACCTCGGGCAGGAAAATGAGCGCATTGCAAAGCTCTATTACGTCGATAAGCGCCCTCAGATTGACGTTGCATCGGAGTTGTATCTCGGGCGAGCCACCGTGCAGCGGCGGCTCCCCGGAATTCTCGACCGAATGCGAAAGACATCTAGCCGACTATATAGTTAAACTCGAAACGGGCGAAAATGATGCACAATCGCGGCACATAAACCCGAAAAACAACCCATACTGGACACGTTGAGAGGTGTCCGGTATGGGTTTTTCTTTTTACAATCCAAATCCCGCGCGGCGTCAGGTTGGGGATTGCCCTGTTCGGGCGATTTGCAAGGCGACCGGTAAATCGTGGGATGAGGTATATGTCGCGCTTGCGCTTCATGGGTTTGAGGTTGGCGATATGCCCTCCGCAAACGCTGTTTGGGGAGCGTACCTGAACCAGCTTGGCTATGCCCGGCATGGCGTACCAAGCTCCAACCCGGACACATACACAGTTGCGGAGTTCGCGCGTGACCATCCGATCGGTACATACATTCTTGCGCTTGCAACCCATGTGGTCTGCGTCAGGGATGGAGATTGGTTTGACACATGGAACTCCGGAAGCCAAACACCGCTTTATTTTTGGGAAAGGAACGAATCTGAATGTATGGACAGTACCAACCGCCGATGAGCTACCAACCATTTTATCAGCCGCCGATGCAAGACCAGCTCATGCAGCTTCGCCAACAGTATCAACCGCAGCAGCCGCCCCAGCCTATGGCGCAAATGCCGCAGCCTGCCCAGAGCATGATTTGGGTACAGGGTGACGCGGGCGCAAAGAGCTACCTCGTCGCGGCTGGGAACACGGTTCCACTGTGGGATAGCGAGAACCCGTGCATTTATATCAAGAGCGTGGATGCATCCGGCGTTCCGTCCATGAGGGTTCTGGATTACACGGAGCGCACGGGCGCGAGGACACCAGCACAGCCGATCATACCGGCCAGCGGGGAATTTGTAACCCGAAGGGAGTTTGAAGCGATGGAAGCGCGTGTGAACGCGCTGGCGGCGGCTGGCGCGGAGAACAAGAAGGAGGAACACCACAATGCCGAACCCGCTGTTTAACGCGCTTGGCGGCGGCAGAGCGCCGCAAATGCCCGGCCAGATGGGACAGTTTCAGAGAATGATGCAGCAATTCCAGCAATTCAAGCAAAACTTTCATGGCGACCCGAAAACCGAGGTTGAAAAAATGATGCAATCCGGCAAGCTCACGCAGCAGCAGTTAAACCAGCTTCAGGCCGTTGCGCGGCAGTTTCAGGGTCTTTTGCAATAATCAATCCGTGGCCACGGTTGATAATATATTTTCTTCAAGGAGTACGACAAAATGAGCCTTACCGATGGTACGACTATGACTATGCCGGTAGCACCTACTGGCATGGGCGGCAACGGCTGGGGCGGCTTCGGCGGCGATGGCGGATGGTGGTTTATCATCCTGTTCCTCGCGATCTTCTGCGGCTGGGGCGGCAATGGCTGGGGCAACAACAATGGCGGCGGTGCGACGGATGGATACATCCTTGCATCCGATTTCGCCAACATTGAGCGCAAGCTTGACGGCGTCAATAACGGCCTGTGCGACAGCTTCTATGCGATGAACACCAGCGTCCTGAACGGATTTGCGGGCGTCACGCAGGCGGTCAACAGCGGATTCCAGACGGCAGAGCTATCCCGCGCGAACCAGCAAGCCGCGCTGATGCAGCAGCTTTTCCAGATGCAGATGCAGTCTCAGAACTGCTGCTGCGAGAACCGGGAAGCAATCGCACAGGTGCGGTACGACATGGCTTCGCAGGCGTGCGACACGCGCAACACCGTCCAGAACGCCACGCGGGACATCATCGACAACCAGAACAGCAACAGCCGAGCCATTCTTGACTTCCTGACGCAGAGCAAGATGCGCGATCTCGAAAACGAGAATCAGGGGTTGCGGCTGGCGGCGTCTCAGTCTGCGCAGAGTGAAGCACTCAAGGCATACATGAGCGGCCAGTTCGCCTATTACAACCCGCGCCCGGTTCCGTCGTTTGCGGTTCCCGCACCGTATCAGTTCGCCGGGTGTAATGGTTCGCAGTATGTCTGCGGTGCCTGCGCCTAACAAATCCACAAATTGAGCTTTTTCGTGACCTCACGAAAATGGTCGGCTCCGTGTCGATACTCACAGCAGCGGCGGGGCAATCGCTCCGCCGCATTTTATATCTATCAAAGAGAGGGTTGATTTTATGGCCGAATATACCAATTCCAACATCGTGACCGTAGCGGCTGACCAGAATGTGCCGTTGACGGAAACGCCCGCCGCGAGAGGTGGGTGTATCGTGCATCGCGCCGGAGCGGGCATCGTAACGCTTCGCGGCCTCACGAATCAGTGCAAGGCGCGATTCCGCGTGGCCTTTGGCGCGAACATTGCCATTCCGACCGGTGGCACGGTGGAAGCAATCTCTGCCGCGCTGACGATCAATGGTGAACCGATTACCAGCGCGACCGCCGTTGTCACGCCTGCTGCAGTCGGGAACTATTTCAACATTTTTGTTTCGGCATTTGTAGAGGTGCCGCGCGGCTGTTGCATTACGGTTGCCGCAAAAAATATCAGCACGCAGGCGATCAATTTTGCGAATAGCAACATGATCGTCGAACGCGTGGCGTGAAAGGAGCATGAACATGAGTAAGAGAGCTATGGAGGACTTGCGGGCGACGCTCTGCGGAGAGCTTGAGGAAATCGCAAGGAAGCCTGAGCTTGGCGCTGGCGATCTCGAGATCGTCCACAAGCTGACCGACACGATCAAAAACATCGACAAAATTGAAATGCTCGACGAATCCGGTTATAGCCGGGACGCCGATTGGGATGCAAACATCCGAGGAACGTATAATCGCGGAAGCTCCTACCGTGGACGCCGCCGGGATTCTCTGGGGCGTTATAGTCGTGCCGACGCCCGCGAGCGAATGCATGAGCAGCTTGAGGACATGATGCGCGACGCGGACAGCGACGCAACCCGCGACGCTATCCGTCACTGCATGGAGCAGATCGACCGGGCATAAGGGGGCGCTCCCATGCTGGATGCGCTTGAAATCCGCAAGGAAATTGCGCGGCTGGAATATGAAGAATCCAGTTATCCGAACTATGCCAAGCTCGCAAATCTTTACACCATTCAAGACCGCATGGGGCACAAGGCGGAGCCGCCGGTTGAACGCCGATACTCCGCTACGCCGCCCGCAGCCGAAACGATCAACGAGTATGGGGACAGCGTTTTTTTGCGAAGTATTGCAGGAAAAGACCCGGCGCAAATCTGGCCGATCATTGATGAGCTTATGGAAACCCTGTCGCTTGTCAACCACCGTGCATACGATTCAGTGCTTCGGAAGGTGCGGAACGTCTGAAATGTGTTACTTACCAAGTAACTTATAGACTGCAATTTTTTAGTTTTTGGCTGTCCGTAGATGTATTTTTCATATTTCGACATTTAGCGCCATTCCGAACAAATAAATAGAGAAAGTACCCGAAAGCAGCGCAAACACGCTATTTTCGGGTACTTTGGCGCGGAAGGAGAGATTCGAACTCTCGCTCGCTTTTTAGACGACTACTCCCTTAGCAGGGTATTTGGAACCTTTGAAAATACTACACATTTTCGTTTTTGTTACTTACGGAGTTACTTTCGGGTCTGGCGCTGATTGAACATCAGAAGATGGAATTTGGTTGACCGCATCGACCATGCCTCGCATATTTGGATGAACATACTTCTGCGTCGTGGTGATTTTGCTGTGCCGCATGACCTCCTTGATAGTGAATGGATCAATATTTTTCGAGGCCAGTGCGGTTGCGGTGGTGTGTCTGCACGAATACGGTGTGAGCCGCCGGACACCAGCCAGCGCAAGGCATTCATAATATCGCGCATAGAAATTATCTTTGTTGATGCAGCAAACATTCCCGACGCGCGAATTACTTTCCTCGCACAATTCCTTAAGGACGGGCGCGAGGAAGTCTGGGAACACCATAGGTGTATCTTTCCGCTTCTGCGTTTTAATTCCGCCGCCGATGATCTCGTTTTTTTCGAAGTCGAGCATATCCTTTTTGAGCTTTTGAACCTCTCCCGGCATCATGCCGGTGTAGATCATCGTGAGGATGAACCCAATAAAATGATCCTGCGGATATGTTTTCCATAGCTTCAGAACTTCATCGTCCGTGAACGGCTCCGGTGTTTTCTCCTCGAGCTTTGGCAGCTTGATATATTTTGAGAGGTTCACAGTGGTTCGTTTTTCTGCGATTGCAAGGTTGTAGCAGTGTGACAGCACCGTTTTCATATCACGTCGTGTATAGTATGTGCTCGCGTTGCGGTCTACGACGTCCTGCAGCTGCCGAATAGTTAGCGCGTCGATCTCACAGTCGGCAATCTCTTTTAACCGTTCAAATGCTGCGTCTGCGGCGATCTGGCGGTTGGATGAGAGCGATTGATAATCCCCACGCAGATAGGTTTTGTAATATTCCCGCACCGTTGGAGAGCATTTTTCTTTCTCCGGTGGATTTGCGGCGTATTGTAGGGCGGCACGCTTGGATGCGAAGCCGCCCTTCGTTTTTACTTTCTGGTGCATCTTTTCGTTTTCATCAAGGTAACAGGCGACTGTCCAGCGGGCCGTCCATGTTTTTCCCCGCTGATAGGCGTACCCCTGCCCATTTCCACGCGTTCTCCCTTTGCGCTCCGGTACCTGCTTTTTTCCACACCACGGGCAGAAGACCGCGCCGCCCGGAATATCTTTTTTACACTTTACACATTGATCCAAGCAATCACCCCCGGAACCAGCCGACTGTCGGAACGAGCAAATCCACGGCCAACAAAGCAACCATGATTATGACCATAGACAGGCAGATCGCGAATAATCCTTTGATCCAGCGATCTTTTTGCGCCATTGACTTTTTGAGATCATCGATACGCGCCAAATAAACGTGCTCGATTGCGGTCATATCGTTCGGAGAAACATCGTACTGCACAGTTTCTTCCTCAAGCCCTAACCCGTCGCAGATTGCGACTATCGTTGCCATTGATGCGTTTCGCCCTCTGGATGCCAGCACCCTCGAAACAGTGGACTCCGAAATATCTGCAAGCCGCGCAACATCTCGATTTGTTAGATTTCTGTCATCAATCGTGCGCATACATCTGTCAATTAGCTTCTCAAAATCCATTCTTACACTTCTCTTTCAATCATTTTCATTCGTTTTCTCAAAAGTTTGCAGAGATATTTGTCGGATTTCGCAGCTTGCAGATATTTAGGTTGTATTTCTCGTTGTGTGGTGGTACGGTCGAATCACGGCAAACGCCGAATCACAAAGGAGGATTCCCCATGCAGAGCATCAATATCAGGTTTGAGGAAGGAAAAGTAAACATCGTCGTTGATGGCGGCCAGTTTCGGAATGTGGAGGCATTTTCCCTTGAATACATAAAGGGAGGAAAACTCTGGTTTAGCTGCCTCTCTGAAACCGGAGATGGCCACAAAGAACGGACGATGTTTAGCTGATTTCAGTATGACAGCCTTTCGACAAAAGTGCAATCAAAATGATTCGACTGTTTCTGCGTCAACGTTCCATTTTGGATTTTTCCCGCATGATCTTTGATTTGTAATACGACACCTTATCAGAATAATCGGGGTTTTTGATTTGATCCAAAATTCTGAGCGCATCGTCGTATTGATTGAGCATTATATAGAGATCGGGCAGTCGGAATGTCCATTTGGAACCGTTGAATCTTAATCCGCCACTTGCCCAAATGTTTTCCCAAAATTCAACAAGTTCATCAATATCGCCCGTGGCCTCAAAGGAATTTTCAGCATTCCAAATAGACGCGAGCTGGGCATCTTGTTCGGCCAGAACTTGTTGGCCATCAATCTTATTTTTTACTGGCATCCCTTCGCGGGCTTGCTCCTGAGTGTGTTTATTTATCTTTTTGATTGTATTTACAAATCGGCCAATGCCTATTATAACAACCACAATATAGGCCCACCAAAGAATCCCTAGACCGGTTTGACTAATTAAAATTTGGGCAAGGATTCCGGCAATTACAATAAGCATTGCAAGTGAGAACACTTCTCTGCGTATGGTCTGGTGCTTTTTTAAAGTTGGATTTGTGTCTGATGCACTACCAATTTTTTCGGAGTACGAAACACCAGTTCCCGGAATTGAAAATCTTTCTCTTGCCCCTGTTTTGCTGTTGTATGAAATTCCGCCAAATTTTCCCCCAACACTTATCCCAGCAGATTTTTTTCCAATGTTTAGACGAACACCGGGCGCGATTTTGACGCGTTTACGAAATCTAATACCCATATATTCCCTCCTAAAATAATATCTATATGTCAAATATATAATATCTTCCGCAAAATATCAACAGTTAAAAGTGTATCTATATTCCGAAAAATGCTTTAGCGTACAAATACATCTTGAAATTATAGAACGAATGTTTTATAATTACGCCACTGCCTCACACGAATCAGCCGACACGAACGAAGGACGAAGGAGCAATGGAATGAATGATAGAACATGGCTGGAACAGGCGATAGCGCGCCTGATGCGGTGCGCAACGGATGAGGAACTTGACCTCCTCTGGCGGTTTTTGAAAACGATGGTCAACAAATAGCATACATAGAGAAATGGGCACAGGGTTTATTTACCCTGTGCCCATTTTTTTGCGATTTCGTCAAGAATCATCCACTCCTCAACATCCAGTTTGCTGATGATCGAGATGAATCTTTTCCTCGGCGCGTCATCCGGGTCATTCATAACCTTTCCCAAGAATTCCGCGATCTCCTGATTCCGAGTCAGCTCATTCATCATTTCACCATCACCGGTGCGTAGCCATGTTTCGTTGACGTTGAACTCCCGGCAAATGTCGGCGATCGTGCGGTCACTCGGAATTCGGTCTCCTTTTTCAATCATCCAGATATAGTTTTGTGAGACGTTGATTTTTGCTCCGAAATCAGCCTGTGAAAGTTTGGCGTTCGTTCGAATAGCCTTTATTCTTTCATTCATTGATGCAATCCCTCCTCGCAATATAATGTAACACAAAAATCTAACTGTGTCAATATTTTTCTCAAAAAACCATTGACAAAACCTAACTATGGTGTTATAGTGTACTCACACCGTTAGGGTTTTAGGCGACGAAATAACAACAGTGCGATAGGAGGTGAATCAAATGCCCGAGGAATCCAAGCAGGCTCTAAAAACCGTCGGCGTTGACGTTGACAAACTCGACGCCGAGGAGATTCAGAGATTGAGCGACATTGCGTATGGGATGCTTCTTGTAAAAGAAGCGCAGCCGAAGAAGGAGGAATAAGCATGGAACGTATGACGCTGGAAGAACTAAAGCAATCGGACGCGCCGATCATTACGCCGGAGATGGCTTCGTGGTTTTTGGGGTGTAATCCCCACGAGCTGCGGCTTCGGGCGCGGCAAACCCCCGCCGGTCTCGGCTTCCCGGTGTGCTGCATCGGGAGCCGCGTAAAAATACCGAGAAAGCCGTTTCTGGCGTTTCTCGGGGAAAAGGAGGAATGAAAGATGATCTCGAAAAGAGAATGGTGCGCCGCATTGCGGCGGATGTTGAAGCGCGTGGCCCTGATTCTGGGGGGCGTGTTCATGATGGCGGCGTTCTTTTACTGGCTTGTGTGGGGCTTTCGCCTCGACGCGGCTGTGATGGCGACAATGTCTGTCGCGCTGGTGGGGTACGGGATGGCATGATGGGCTGGATCTGTTATCTCGTCTCCCGGCTCAAGGCGGCGTGGAAAGCGCTGGTGGAAGCCGCAGAGAGACAGAGAAATTATTGGGACGGTGACGACCAATGAGATACCCGTGTTCAACGTGCCCGAAAAATGCGGATTGCCGCATGGGGCTAAGATGCGTGGACTGGCGGCGGTGGTTCGGCGTGACGTGGGACTATGATCTTCGCAAGGCCGCGCATGAGATAGAAAAAGCCGCCCATGTCGCTACACATGGACGGCCGGTGACAGACAATTTCGTTCCGTATCGAAAATATGTCTATGGCCATATTTTAACGGCTGGCTGGCGGAATGTCAACCATTAGGAGGAATTATGAAGATCACAAAGGAACTTTTGAAGGAGAAAGGCGCGTGTGCCGCTGGCTATCGTGACTTTTTGAAGGAATATCCAGTGGATAAGTATCCGGACGGCGTGGAGTATCAGGAACTTTTGGATTGCTGTGCGGAAAAGGATTTTAGCTACGGCTCGTGGCTGCTGGGCGCGTTCGGGAAAACGGATGAAGTCCGCAAAATCGACGGGGATTTGATCGTCGAGAAAGGCATCATCTTTGCCGGACGGCTGGAAGTCAAAGGCTGCATCAAGGCTGGCGAGGGCATCGAGACTGGATATGGCATAGAGGCTGGCGGTGGCATCGAGGCTGGCAATGGTATCAAGGCTGGCAATGGTATCAAGGCTGGCTTGGGTATCAAGGCTGGCTGGAGCATCAGGGCTGGCGAGGGCATCGAGACTGGATATGGCATAGAGGCTGGCGGTGGCATCAAGGCTGGCTTTGGCATCAAGGCTGACGAGGGCATCAAGGCTGGCTATGGCATCAAGGCTGGCGATGGCATCGAGTCTGGCTGGGGCATCGAGGCTGGCGGTGGCATCGAGGCTGGCAATGGCATCAAGGCTGTCGGTGGCATCAAGGCTGGCTTTGGCATCAAGGCTGGCTATGGCATCAAGGCTGGCTATGGCATCAAGGCTGGCGATGAATTTGGCATTTATGCTGGTCTGCGCTTCCGTATTACAAATAAAACTCAACGCAAGATCATCGCAAAAAATCGCCCGGAGAACATCATGTGCGGCGAATTTGAGGAAAAGAAAGATGACGCAGTGCGATAAGATTCTGTTTCATCTTCAGACCATCGGCTCCATTACGCCAGTTGAAGCGCTTGACCAGTACGGATGCTTCCGGCTGGCGGCGCGGGTAGCGGATCTCAAGGCGGAGGGCTGGCCCATCACGAGCGAGATCGTATCAAAGCAAAACCGATTCGGCGAGACGGTAAGGTTTGCGAAATACAGATTGGAGGACAGAAATGTTACCGGAAATTGATTATTCCAAAGACCTGCAGCAAGCGGAGCCGCGTGGTTGTGATCGGCTCGGGAATGAGGTCTATACCGGCGAGAAAATCTGGGAAGGTACATGCGGGCGCTTCAAATGCCTGGAGCGCAAGGACAGATACGATCCAGCCAACGAAGTTATGGCATTTCTGGTGGAAAACCTCGGGATGGACTTCATCATGGAGCAGTTAGGATTCGATAAGCGCGTGATCGATTAAGGAGGACAATATGTTGAAATCATTTAACGAGCTGGTGCAGCTCGACGTGATGCCGTACTGCGACAAGCGGAAGGCAAAGGACGAAAACGGCAAACAGATCGAAGTGCCCTATCTCTCTTGGGGCAACTGCAAGATGCTGCTGCATGAGAACGGCGCGGAGAGCGTCTACTTCACGCCGCGCACCAATGCGGCCGGGAGCTATGTGTTCTGCCACTACGCAACGGCGGACAAAAACAAGCGGAGCACTGGGTGCTATTTCGTGTCCGTCGATATTCACATCGACGATAAGACGTACACGATGGACTATCCGCTGCTCAACGGTGCGCTGGTGGTCTATGCGGACACGCTGAACCAGCTCCGCATTTCCAACGCCCATGCCCGCGCCTTTGTCAAGGGTGTGGCGATTTACACCGGTCTTGGGTTTAAGCTCTGGACGGCGGAGAAGGACACGGACAGCGGCGTGGATGACCTGAGCACCCACAACATCTTCGCCATCAAGCAGCGCGTGGAGCAGCTTTTGACGCAGAAGATGCAGGACGGGTACACCGTGGAGGGCATTTGCAAGGGACTTGGACTGACTAAGAAGCAGTTCGATTCCATTCTCAAAATGTTCGATCAGGTCAACACCTTCGAGCAGATGCTCAAAAAGCTATGATTCACGACCATGACCGCAGCGGGTGGTTTGGCGCGTCAGACACGGCAACGATCATGGGGAGCTGGGGCACAAAGACCTTTCGCCGGTTCTGGCTGCAAAAGCTCGGCCTGAACCGCGACCACTTCACCAATCTGGAAATGGAGACGGGCACGGCATACGAACACCGCATCCTGCAATTCATCGGCATTAAGCGGATGGACAGGCAGATTCGGAAGTACGGTCTACGGCTCCGGGTGAACCTCGACGGCGAGGACGCGGAGGAAATTTCCGAGGTCAAGACCCACAAAAGCGCCGCGTTCAAGGTCTCCCGCGCGTACTGGATGCAGGCACAGGTCGAAATGTACGCTACTGGAAAGCGGCTTCGCATCGTGGCATACCGCTTGGAGGCGGAGGATTACGAAAACTGGTTCCGGGAGATCGACCCGGACAGGTTGAGCTATCATCCAATCCCCTATGACCAGGAATGGATCGAGTGCGAATACCTGCCGCGTCTGAAGTATCTGGCGTGGTGCCTACGGAAAGGAGTAATGCCGATTGACGGAGCTTACATTCGAGCAGGCTGACTGGATGATGGACGCGGCTGGCACATGGCTCCGTATCAAAGCGGATGTGCCGCGCAAGGCACAAATGTTCCTCGAAACCATGAACCCCGGCAAAAAGTACGTCGCAGAGATCAAGGAGTTTCGGAAGAAGCGCAGCTTGGATTCCAACAACTATTTCTGGCAGCTCTGCGACCAGATCGCGGGAAAGCTCGGACGCACGAAGGAAGACCTCTATGTCGAGTACATCAAGGAGGTCGGCGTGTTCAAGGACTTTCATCTTTCCCGCGACGAAGCGGCGACATTCCGGACGGCGTGGTCAATGCTCGGGACAGGCTGGCCGACCGAGGAAGTGGACTACCAGCAGGACGGGGACAACCTTGTGATCCGCGCCTATTATGGTTCGTCCCGCTACAACGCAAAGCAGATGGGACGGATCATCGACCGGGCCGTAGAGGACGCGAAGGACTTGGGCATTGAGACATTGACGCCGGACGAGCTGGCGCGGATGAATCTGGAATGGGGTGAGAGAGCTGCACAAACAGACAAAGGCAACTAGTATCCCCGCCTCTGTAAAGGAGGCCGTTATGGAGCGTGACGGCGGATACTGCATCGTTTGCGGTAGACCGGGAAGCCCTTGGTGCCACTACATACCGCGCTCACACGGCGGGCTTGGAATCGCCGAGAACATCATAACGCTGTGTGATACCTGCCATTTTCTATACGATCAGTCGTACCTACGGCGGCCGTTTAAGAGCACGATAGAGCATTATCTAAAAAGCAAATATCCCGGATGGGATGAAACAAAATTGATTTACAAGAAAGGAACTTGAAACATGGAAATCACAAACGAAAAATATCAGGAGCTTGTTGAGGCAAAGGCAACGCTCGATTTGCTCTGCAAGCTGTATGCCGGCCTCCAATCGTACCAATTTGATGATGTGTGCAAGATAATCCTCGTGAAGCAGGAGGCAAAGGATGCTGAATAACATCGAATATTTGCAGGAACTTGTCGAACTATTCCCGGAACTTGCAACTATGCCATTTACTGAATTGGATGAATTGATCAACGGAACGACGGAGGACTGGTATGCTGAATAACATCGTGATCATGGGACGGCTCACGCGCGATCCGGAGCTGCGGAGAACACAGACCGGTGTTGCGGTCGCCTCCTTCACGCTGGCCTGTGAGCGCGACTTCGCGGCGCAGGGCGAGACGAGAGAGACTGACTTCATCGATATTGTCGCGTGGCGATACACGGCGGAGTTCGTCGAGAAGTATTTCTCAAAAGGCCAGATGGCCGTTGTGACTGGCAGACTTCAAATCCGCAACTGGGAGGACAAGGAGGGCAATAAACGCCGCTCGGCGGAGATCCTCGCCGATCACGTCTACTTTGGCGAGGCCAAGAGAGACAAGACGACGCAGGGTGAACCGCAATACGACCCGCAAGGCGGTTTCAGTGAGATCGAGGACATCGATACCACCTTGCCGTGGTGATGAGGTATGGCAAAGAACAAAGACCCTGCTGTCCTGTTCTACACGTCGGATTTCCTCTCCGGCTGTGCCCTGATGGATATGCGGGAGCGTGGGCAGTATATCACGCTCCTGTGTCTCCAAAGGGAACGGGGGCACATGACGATGCAGGAGATAACACGGGCGGTCAAGAAGCCGTCTGACGAGGTTCTGAGCAAGTTCCGGCAGGACGAGGAAGGGAAATACTACAACCACCGTATGGAGCAGGAGATCGAAAAACGGGATGCACATTGTCAGCGTCAGCGAGAGAACATTGCCAAACGGTGGAATAAAGAAAATGCTCCTTCTGGTATACCGGATGGTAACACTGACGGTAATACCACGGTATTACCTTTAGGAAATGGAAATGGAAATAGAAAAGAAAGTGTTTCTATTTCTGAGAAGGAACGTAAGAACGATAAGTTTGACGTATTCTGGAAAGCATACCCTCGGAAAGTTGGAAAAGGGGATGCGAGGAAGGCGTTTGCGAAGGTCAAGGTGCCTGTGGAAACGCTCCTGTCGGCCATAGAGCAGCAAACACGCAGCGAGCAATGGACGACGGAGAATGGGCGCTTTATCCCGAATCCGGCCACCTGGCTGAATCAGGGGCGCTGGGAGGACGAGCTTGCAGCGCCGGAGAGCAAATATCACTCGAAACCGGGGTATGGCGTGCAGCGGCACGAGGACAAGCTGACAGATTTTGAACGCGAGGCCATTGCACGGATGATGGAGGACGACCCATGAGAACAACGAACTGCGGCTATTTAGCCGCGCGGAACGCTGCGCAGATGCAGCGGGAAAGGAACGGAAAATGCTTCTCGAAAAACTGGCGCGGGCAATCGCCTGTAAGCCTGTCTCTTATACACATCTG